TCTCTCCGCCATTATCTACATAATCGTAGATGTCACCCTCTCCGAAGGTTCGAAGCATTGGGTGCGCTTCCTGTATTGCTTTTAGCTTTTTGACTAGGTCTACTAATGTCATCTTGTTTGCTTAGAAATTCTTTTAGCTTTTTTTCGTTTTTGGAATAAGCCATTTTTAGAATGGTTTTTTGTATCTGTTGCCTTGGTATCTTTCGCTATATGGTCTGTGATCTTCATAGTCACCCCTGCCCAAATTGATAGCTACCTTGTACTGATTAGATACAGGCTGAATAGTAGTGACATCCGATCCCGGATTCAAGTACTCAGGATACAGGGTAGAATTAGCGCATAGGAAATTGATTGCCCTTTCTGCGTACCATTCTGCATATCCCTTGTAGTATTGGCTGATGCTCTGCAATTCTGCAAAGGTAGGCTCTGTGATGTTCTCAGATTTTCGCTTTACTACCCCTTTATTCACGAATTTGTACTGCATCGCCATAGGCAATTCACCAAGCACATAATTAAAAAGGGTATCTGTAAGAAAGTTATCTAGCAAATTTTTGTAAACAGCATTACCACCTTGACCTATAGTTCCTGCTACAATTAGATCTAGGATCTTATCATAAAGCGCAGTCCCACAGATAGGATGAATGTACCTATCCTGAGTCATCTTGATCACCTGAGTGACATTCTTTAGGTCAATATTTGCGGAGGCTACAGTGAAGTCCTTAAAGGACTGCTCCGATATCATCAATACATTTGCGCTCATCGTGATGTTTTTTCTACTACTACATTTCTTTTCCACTCATGACGGCAAAAAGGAGTCCTTCTTCCTGTGTTCGGGTTGGTGTACCATCCACCGCACAATTGAAAAACGCTATAGCCTAGCTGATTGGATATATTTTGAATCTCTTCTCTAGTGAAAAATAAACCGCTTCCATATAGCCTCTCACACAAAGGTCTTGATCCGCTCTGTGCCGCAGGTACATTTGGTCTCTCTTCGTAGCTGTAAAGCACCTTAAAAGAAGTTACAGGCTGAAGTCTCTTGATAGCTGCATCTCCTGTCCGGGTTACGGATCTAGTGATCAACCCTTCACGGCTTATCTTCTCCATCAAAACCTGATCATCAATCAAGGTGTTAATTCTTGAGATCACGGATGCTTCATCAATCCCTACTATTTTAGCTAGTTGTGGAATCGTAATGTTTTCGTTTCTTTGAATCTGAGTTACGATCTTCTTTTGTACTTCATTTAATAGGTACTCAGCAAAGAGATCCTGCTTGATAAAGTCATCCATGCTAGAGAAGTGCATCTTTGTGCTTTCAATCACTTTGAATTTATCCTTCGCAATCCCTTTCCCTTCAAACTTTTCAAGGATAGCTGCATCGTGTTCTGAGATACTGCATTCAAGGTGGAGGTGATCATCAAATGCATTAGGGGATTCAATCTGTACGGGCTGAATCTTAGGTTTTAATCCTATTAGGGATCTAATCTCTTCCTTGTCTAGGTTTTCCATTACCTTCTGCAAGATCGTTGGATTCAAAGAATTAAGGGCATTAATGATCTGCTGTGAATTGTCAGTTTCTACCTTCTCAATAGGTGCAAGTCCTAACTTCTCTCGGATCTCATCCTGAGTCATGTTTGCAGAAATAATCTGCTCGCTAAATTCAAAAGAAATAGGTTCTGTTTTCTTGATCTCAAGTTCAGCAATTATATCATTGAACTTTAAAAGGTAGTTAATGACTTCCTCAAGTGCTTGCTGCTTTGAGTTTACATAGGTGTTCTGAAATAACTCAGAAGCCTCTCTCATTTCTGCTCTACCACCTAGCTGTCCTTCAGTCTTAACTCCAAAAAGCATAGGGCTAGTAACCTTATGACCTGTGAAGATCTCCTGTTGAACAGTCTTATTTAGTAGGTCAAAGTGCTTATCAAGTTCAGTACCGGATAGATCAATGATTGAAGGTTCGTTCTCCTTTGAATCGTTGAATGCAAGCATGAATTTTCCTGCATTTTTAGATCCGGAGAACTTGTCCTTGAATTGTCTTTCAATACGATCTTCTTCCTCTTGGGATACCTTACCGCCATTCAAGTTAATTAGCTTACTTGAGAACATTCCGTTGTTGATGGTGTTCAGGTGGTACTCCCCGATAGAGATATCTAGTTCAATGTATGAAATAGCACCTCTGTAATCAGGTAGGGAATAGGTGTTTGCTCCTGCTCTGTATTCCTTGAAGTAGAGTATCTGTGTACCTGTTGTATTGTTTGGATCGAAGGCAGGGTAGGTCTCGAAATCAGGTCTAGGATTGACATTGTCATTTTTGATCCAATTATCAGAGACATAGAATTCGCTATTGTCTGCATTCGTTCTTACCTTGTAGTAGTCTACATGGTAAAGTTCTGCGATCTCACCTGTGCCTTTTGTCCAAATCACCTGTAGGTAGTAGCCTCCAAAGATTGATAGATCAGTCACTAGCTTTTTTGTTAATTCATTAAGGCTTTCCTGCTTGGTGTTGATCCGATCAATTAAGCCGAATGCCTTTGCCTTCTGCATCTCATCTTCAGACTTGACAGTCCACCCGTTTCCACAGATGTAATCTACCTTACCTGTTATGATAGCGTTATTTTTTGCGCTATTGTTATAGATCCGCAAAAGGTAGTTTGGGTAGTCATTCTTCTCCCCGTAGTAGATGTAGTCCTTCCCCTTTACTTCTTTGTAAACGGGCAAAGGCACTTGATCAAACTTAAATAATTTTATCATGCTGTTGTGTAGGTCTTATAATTACCATTGTACCCGTTATATCTCACCACTCCTGTAGTAGATAGATCAGGTGCAGTCAATTCCATTTTCCCTGTAGCTATAATCTCAGCACCACTTCCCGTTTGGGTTACATAGTACCGCCAAAAGCCCACAGTTGCATTAGTGAAAGATGCCTGCAAGATATTGAACTCTGAAGATCTCTGCTTGAAATCACTCACATCTGTAAGGGTTAAGGTCACTTCTTCCTTTGTCACTTCATTCTGAAATAGAAAGGTGTAGGAATTGCTGCTAGTTTCTCTTTTGTCAAATAGGGCTATGTAGATCGTACTATTCACCCCTTTCTGAATTATCACCATACCTTTAAATACAAAAACCATTTAGAATGTACACAAAAAAAACAGCCCCAAGATTAGGGCTGCTTTCACATCTAAACAACAAACCAAATATTTTAGGTAATTGGAATAACTGCTGTCACTTTTGGACATAGTTCCTTCTCATTACCTGTGAAGGTCAAAGTGTATCCTGATCTATCACCGAAGGCAGTACCTGAAGCACTTCCTCCACCGGTAAGATCCAAACCATTTCCAATACCCAAGAACCAGTTTTCTCCATTGTTATCTGTAGCAATCACTGCAAGTCTGTTTTTACCCAAAAGAACAATCTCATTTCGAGTATTTACCTGCAATTTGTTAAGAACAATTTCAAGGGTCTGAGCATAGAAAATAGTACCATTTTGCACATTCGTATTCACAGCCTCTGCGAAGTTTGAAGATTCTTTCACAAGATCATACTTGTAGAATCTCTTGGTAGCATCCATAGTCAAAGTAGTCACTACTCCGGCTGCAATGGTTACTGTTCCCAAATCTTCAAAAGGTGCGAAGTACACAGCGGTTAAACCGCCTACGCTATCTTTGCAATCAAGCGTATAACTTTGAGTTAAAGCACAAGGCATATCTTTATATTTTTTAAGTTTTAAAATAGGGTAGGGGTGAATCCCCTACCCTTAATTAATTAGGAAGCCTTCTTCCAAAATACAATCTGATCAGGGAATGCTACCTGAACACCCATTTTGAATTCTACTACGAATCTCATTTCATCTGCTTCCTTAGCATAGAACAATTCGAAGCGATCCTGCTCATTCAAAAGATCAGTACCTAGGTACATATTTGACATAGACAAACCTACTAGGTAATCTGTGCCATTCAATCCGTTCACACCGATCAACTTCACATTAGTTCCTGGAATGATCAATTCCATGTTCGCTGCATCTACAGGGTAGTGGAATAGGTTAGCGTTTCTCAAAGCTAGAACATACTCACGGAATGTGTCATTACCTGCAAAGATAACTACATCTGTTTTGTCCAATAGTTCAGCAGGAAGTGCAGCGAATACCGCATCTACAGCAGCGATCACAGTAGAAGTAGTCAATGTAGTAACATTGGCAGAGTTTCCATTGATTGGATCACCTGCACCACCAAAGCCTAGAGCATTAATGATAGTAGCAAAGCCATTGAACTTATTCAATTGAGCATTTCCTGAAGTAGTATCTCCCTGCCAAATAGCAGTCTCCAAAGCAGCACCGATTCTTTCTACCTTTTGAGCAGAGAATTCAGAAGCGTATGCCATGTAGTCATAGGTAGATCCTTCTCTTAAAGCCTTCTGAGTGTACTTAGCTTCAAATACTTTAGGGCAAATTGATTCCTGTACTTTAATTTTACCTACAGTGATCAAACGCTGAGTGATAGTAGTAGTTCCGCTAGAGGAAAAACCACAAGTTCCACCTGCTTGGAATACTGCATCGGTAGTCATAATGTTAATAGTTTCAGAGGATTTAATACCCACCTGAACATTACCAAGAGCCTCAATCAAAGAGGCAGTTTTTGCTGAGAAGATAGCAGCAGAAGTAAGCTGCAATTCGTTCTCCTTTACATAGTTAGTTAAACCTGATAGATCTAGTGCCATTTTATTTTTGTTTTAATTTTTGAAATGCGTTTTGAAGGCTGTTATACCTGTCTACTTTTTCTACTTTCATTTGCTTTGCAAATTGATTCGGGCTAGTGATAGCTTTTTCACTTGGCTCTTTTGCAAGAGATTCAAGAACTACGGCAGACATTTTTACCGCTTCCTTAACTTCTTCCGCTTTCTCTTCCATTGCCTTAACTTTTGCAGTCAATTCTTCTACCTTTTTTTCAAGGTCACCCATTGCTTGCTCTACCTTTGCCATTGCTTCATCCTTCTTAGGTTCTTCCACAGGCATTTCTTCAGATGCTTCAATCTCAACTTCGATCTTTGCTTCTGCTTGCTTTACCTCTGCAATTTTACCTTCTTCTAGGACTACCACTACTTCACCTGATTCAAGTTGATGCTCTCCAACAGGTGCAGGGATTTGCGCCCCATCTTCACCGATCACGAAAATATCTCCTGCCTCAAGATCGTAAGCAACCATAGTGCCATCTACTAGCTTGCCTTCAACCAATGCGAAGGCTGCTTCCTTTTCTGCTTCTGAGAAAAGTAGTTTTTTGATTTCTACTAGTGCGTCTTTTGCGTTCATAATTGTAAATATAAATTGATTTTTAGTGTTCAATTTGTGAGAGAATCTTGAAGATCTGCTGCATGATCTGTTCCTCTTGGGTTATCACCTTGTTTGTCTTTTCATAGCGGAAAAGTCCCTCCACAGAAAAGCCTTTGAAAGTGCCTGCCTTGACTTCATTCCAGATCTTCTCATTGTCTACTTTGAAAGATCCGAACCATGAGCCATTTGAGATGTCTTCAAATCCTTTCGGAGGCATGATGCCTTTCTCCCGATCAATGATGAAAGATTCAAACATGAAGACCCCATCTACCGGAGTGCTATGCTCTACATTTACCTTACTTTGGTAGCCCTTTTTGAAGAATCGCTGAACTATCTTCTTGATCTCCGCAGCGGAAAAGGAAACATAGTACTCCTCATCTTCATCCCTTCTGTATATCGGTAGATCAGCAATCATTAAAGCACCCGTAACGATTCTCTGCTCTTGGTTTTCAATGTTGAATTTGTTAAATCCTACAGCCCGAAAGTCTTCTTGATTCATCTTGCTTTCTGCCCATCTAAGCATTGGTTCTCCACCCCATAGCAAATACGAAATAGTCCCACAGGCTTCAGTATCTTTAGGGTTGTAGTATTCTGCTGCCCTGCTTAGGTAGGAATATGTTCTTCGGATGGTCTCTCTTGACAGATTTTCGCCTGCCATTATTTGAGTCGCACGAACTTTTCCCACCTGAGTAGCGCATCTATTCCCTACTGCCTCATTCAAACGGATTCCCCGTTCTGCATTATCCTTTGCTGATTGAGGGTAGTCATTATATGAATCTTCTTGGAAGTCTGCTGAAAATGCTAGGAAGTTTTTTTGAATCGCAGGATATTCTACTAGGGCTATGAAGTCAACTTCTTCTTCGCCTTCGATAGTATCACCGATCATCATT